TGTAAATTTGAAATTCTTTAAGTTAATAGCAGTCATCTTGTTGCAGTGCTGACACTTGGTTCGGGCTCTTTTCTTTAGCTCCTCAAGGTCTTCACTAATCTGCTTTTTCTGCTCTGTAATCCTTGCTTGCTGTCGGGACCAATACTTCATAGTGTCTTTGATCCACATCACAGGGTTTACTTTTGCTCCGCACTTCATGCATGTAAGTTCCAAAGCTTTTGTGTCAATTTCAACTTGGGCATGCTGACACTTACGCAGATTTGTTCTTGGGAAAGGAACTACATTTTCTTCGACATTCAAGACGATGTGATCTTGAAAAGGGTAGTTCATATTCCCTCTGTATTCTTGATCTGTCATGCTGCCGTCTCCATATACTTATCTGCCAAATCATGCATTAGTAGATTTCCTGAACCTGACTCATACCAAATGCCTAATTGGCCGTTTAATCTAAATCTCAAAAGTTCGTTTTGTTCTGTTTTACTGAAAACATCAGCGCCTTGATCTACTAGCCAGTTAGAGAAATCCTCAAACTTAGATGGCAGAAGGGCTAGGCGATTCTTATAACTTCGGTTGCTGCCGTAGCGACTTCTTAATATTTGCCAGTCGTTCATGCTGCCACCTTCAGTGTTTTAATTGCGTCATCTATAGCTTTGTTGAAGTTGCGAACATCTTGCTCTAGTGCTTCGATAGCCATGTCTTTCGCAAACACACGAATAATGATGATTTGTAATCCTTCTGGTAGACGTGGGTCATAACTCACAAAGTCACACCATTCACGACGAGTACAAGCCAACTGACTAGTGATTTGAGGTATATGCTCATCTGGAACTTGCTTAGTCAGAAGGGTATTCAAATGCGTTGTAGTGTCTGGACACTTAACTTCTATTTGCCCTTTGTCACCTACAAGTCCATCTGGTGAAGCCCCGAACATTTCAATGTAAGGGTGGTCAATTAAACCTGTACCAACTACAAAGTTACCCGTCTCATTTTCATAGGCCGCAATTGCATGAGGCTCGTTATCAATACCCCATTGCATAGCTTGGTTTGTGAAGATTTCCTTCTGAACGCCAGTGAGGCGCTCAGCTAGAATAGTTAAACCCAATGCATTTAAAGCTTTGCCTTTATTAGGCTTTGCATTTAAATCCTTTACACGGCTTGCTGTGACTTTGCCACAGCGTTCCGAATGCCAATCTTCACTACGCTGGAGAATGTTCATACACTTGCCCTTGTGGTTGATCAGCATTTTGTGCTGCTTCTTTTAATGAAGCGCTATGCTTAGTCCAGAAGTATTTTTTGCAGTCGCCCTGAGGCAATTCAGCGTAGCCAGTTTGCAAGGCTTCTGTGCCTTCCATTGCCAAAGCGCGCATGTTATCTAAATGCTGCTGCTCATAGGCTTCATAACCTTGAGGGACATCTGAACTAACAGTCTGAACGGTAGGGATATGACAATCATCAATACGACGAGCTTCGTCTTCGTCATAAATACCTGAGAAGCCGAAGGCAACACGGGCACATTGAATTAAAGCCTTATGACGTAGCATCCGTTTTGGGTATTTTTTCCAAGGTTCTGAATTACCCTGACACTCGGATAAATACTCAGTCACAACAGTAGGGTGGTTGCGGTCTTTACGGAAAATCTTGCATGTGCATGACTCATCATCTTGTTCAAACTGGATACCATCACATACAGGATTGTCATTAATAATGCGTGCCCATCCATCAATACCAACAACTGGTGTGATGCCGCCACCTTTGGCAGGGAATGCATAAATTTCTTTTGTAAAAGGATTTAGCTTGTACTGGTTTGCAACAATTAATAGAGAAAGAAATTCATCATTTGTTGCTTTCTTAAATACTGTATTAACAAGAGTATTTGCTAACTCAGCAGGATCAACATCTTGCATATTAAAAGCTGATGCAATCTTGCTAACTTGTGACAAAACAATATTACTCATCTTTTAATCCTCAAAAATTAATAGATACATGTGGAACTAAGCCTTTATTGATGGCTTGCAAAATCTCTTTTCCTTTTGCTTCATCAATACCCAAAGCCAATAAGCCTTTAAGTGCTTCATTACAGATTTTTTTACGATGTGCTTGGTTAGCTTGGCGCGCTTCTTCTGCTTGGCGTTCGGCCTCTAGCTTCACAGCTTGTTCAGCCTCAATACGTTTACGTTCTGCTTCGGCAGCATGTTGAGCACGCAATTCAGCAGCTTCTTTTTCAGCCTTTAATCGAGCTTCGCGTTCAGCGGCTTCACGTTTTTCACGCTCTGCTTTTGCAATAGCTTCTTGTTTTTCACGCTCTACACGTTCAGCTTCTTCTTTAGCTTTACGTTCAGCTTCAAGACGGGCTTTTTCAGCAGCTTCATATGCAATACGTTCTTCATGTTCTCGCTGTAAACGTTCTTGTTCAGCTTTGCGTAGCCGCTCTAATTCTGCTTGCTCAGCTTCATATTGTTCACGTGTAGAAAGGGTAGTGCGTAACTTCTCTAATGTTTCAAGCTTCGCTATTTTTGCTTCTTGTTCGTACTCTTCTAGTGATGAATCAACAATTGTGTTCTCAACAATAGAGATTACTTCTTTAATATCGCTTACAGTTGCTTCACTAGAAACTAGAGCATTATTCTTAAGCCCAGTAATTACCTGTTGGTGTTTTTCAACACGATCTTTCTCAGCTTGTTCCCAAGCATCACGTGGTGCCAAAATCTCATCACGCAATAAATCAAACTTCTTAACAATTGAGATTCGATCATCATCAATCACTTTGATTTGAGCTTTTTGTTCAGCTACTAATTCTTTGCCACATTTCTCAATAAGTGTTTTTGACTTACTAATTTTCAAAGCAAGTGAACCAATTGCATCACGGCCTTTTTTAGTGCTTACGTCTGGCACATGAGAACGAACTTCTTGAGCAATACGTTCATACAATTCATCTGTACCACCACGTTTAGCGAAAGCCGCTACAATTACGTTTTGTTCTAATACTTGTAATTCATTAACTTGTGTATTTACTGGCGCATTCATAATCTTCTCCTAATTCTTTTTACTTGCGATGTATCTTTTAACTAAAGGAATGAGTTCTCTTTGGGTTGTGAAGTGGGCGCCTTGAAGCCTGTCGTATATCGGGTAAAACCTGTCTTTCACTTTAACCTGTAGAACCTGAAAATCACCTTTGCCATCTCGATATTGAATTTGATTTGCTATAAGCCAAGACTTGAAATCTTCTAGTTTTGACTTATGAAGTAGGGCACGTTTAAACATCACCCACCTCTCAACTCTTTTCTAATTTCTGCCAATCTTTTTAACGTTTCACTTAAGTAGGCGATTTTTGTCTTAATAGAAAACTGATCACCTAGCTCTAATTGGATTTGCTCAGTACCACGACCTACATAACGCAAGTGAATCCAATTGCCACCATCAGTGATGACTGTGTCTTTCTCACTAGAAAGTGGAAGGAGGGCATTTACAGAATCTTTAATAAGATTTTGAAGTCTTGATACTTCGATAATTTCAGGATGTGCATTCATAACATTCACCATGGAGCGCTTAAATGCGCTCTCTAATTCCTGATTCGATAAGATCTTTAATCTCAACTACGTCCAAACGATCAACGTAAGCCAATACCTCGCCATCTTC